GAGAATTAGCTCAGATGGCTAGAGCAGTGGCTTGTCATGTCAAAGGTCAAGGGTTCAAGTCCCTTATTCTCCGCCATTTGTTTAAGGATAAGAATGAATACGTAGTTGGTTTTTAATTCCCTCGAATTCGAGGGAATTAGGAGAGTTATTATCCAAATATTCCTTGTGAAATCTGGTCTGCGGAGAGGTTAGAAGATGAGTAAAAAGATTGTATTTTTTATTATTATTTTACTGATGCCATATTTTTGTATGGCGGAATGCTGCTGTAAAAAGATAACTAAATATACAGTGGCTTCAAGTTATTTTAAAGAATCTCTTGTTGCAGAAGTCGAAATGCTAATAAAAAGAGGCTGGCAACCGTTTAGGGGAATTCAGATTCAGGATAAAACCGGATGGATGTATCAGGTAATGGTTAAATATGAAGATTGAACTCCCAACTAAGCAAGAATTCGAAAGATTTCTCCAAGAATCAGAGTTATATAAAGAAGACTTAATGGCTTCCAACAACTTCGTTTTCCGGCTAAAGAAGTTTATAGAGAGCTTTAATCATATTGTAAAGGTAAATAAATCAAGACAGGACGATTTATATAAAATTATAGACAGCTTTGATAAAGGCTTTAATTCATTAGGGTTACCAGTTAAGGCTTATCATCAGGGCGGTGTATTCCATATAGATATTCGTGAGGAAGAACCGTATAATCAACCATGAGACAGCCGGAACGCTTATGCGTTATTAGTCCCTTAAGGAGGCGTCCGGCTTTCTCTATTTTTTAGGTAGGTATGTTTTTTATGGCTTTAGATTTTAAATATTTAACTCCTGACCAACAGTTAACAGCTTTATTTAAGAGTATTGGAATCCCTGAGAGAAGGAAAGTTAAAGTGAAAATTGATTTTGATTTAATAGAGGCAAAAAGGTTATATCACGCCTGGTTTTTAGCGGGTAATCCTAAACTTAAAAACCCTAATAGTGAGGGGCCTTATATTATGATGACAGAAGATTCGTGTGAAATTTTAAGAAAACTTAAAACTGCTATTAATACTGCTATTAACATTGAGGAGCAAAAAATGTCAAATGAAAAACTTGAAAACGAACCAGACATAGAGAAGATAAAAAAGATGGGTAATAATTTTCATGGATATTTGGAATCCTTTCCTAATAATAGAGAACTATCCTTAGCCAAAACAAGGCTCGAAGAATGCGTCATGTGGGCCGTGAAGGGTATTTCTGCGTGATTGATAAAGACCAAGACTTCTGCTTCAGCTTAATGAAAACAAGTCGTCTTGTTACGCGATTCCTAGACCGTTCATTGAATTCAGTTGGTATCACAGCAAGTCAATTTTATATGCTTGTGGCATTGTCTGAAGGCGCAAAAAAAATTGCGGGATATGCGAAAGAGCTAGGAATGGAGCGGTCAACAGCATCCAGAAGCTTAGTGACTCTAGAGCAGTTTGGGTTGGCCGTTAGAAAAGAGGGTTATTCTCTTACTGAAAGCGGTCACGAGACTATAGATAAATGCAGGCCTATTATGGAAAGCGCAATTGATAAGCTTGTCAGTAATTTAAGCGAATGTTGTGTATGTTCTGTCGCTTCCAATAATATAATACGCGATTTTAAGAAGGTCGAGGAAGCTGTTTCGCCTATGGTTAAAAATATTAGGCGTCGGCCCCAAAAAAATGAGTGATATTACAATAGAGGAAGCAAATCGTTTAATTGAGAGTTTGTATGACTATGATTTTGTTGTTGGGGTATATTTCTGTAAATCATGCCACCATATTGTGTGCACTGAAGAAAGTTTATCTGAAAATCCATTATCGTTAATTAATCATGATTGTTCCATAGATGATGAAGAGAAGCGATTTAAACTTATTAATAACTCGGAAATTTTAGAGCTTGAATATTTTAAGAAAAAATTGTCTAGTAGCTCAGCGGTAGAGCTGGCGACTGTTAATCGCCCGGTCATTGGTTCGAATCCAGTCTAGACAGCCATGTTAGGAGGCCATATTTGTATGAGTAAAATAGAGATATTTTCAAAAGAAACCAAAGATAAGATAATTAGAGCCATTAATGATTTGCCGCTCTCTCCTCGGAGCGATACGAGGTTTGAGGTATTAGATGGTTTTTTTAAGCTTGAAAGTATTTTTGGTGGTGATAGTGTCACCCTGGTTTGCGTTAAAAGTGAATACACAAAGCAAATATATCTTTTTGATTATGACAGTCTAGCTATTTAAAGGTGTATAAAATGAAAAGACCATTATCTGAATTTGGAAAAGTGATTTTAAAGGGGTGCATTGATTCCGGTATTTCACTGAAAGACATGGCTCACGCCTTAGATGTTGGGCCGTCCTTTATATCCGCAATTATAAGAGGTAATAAAAGAATCCCTAGAGCCTTAATTCCTAGAATAGAGAGCTATTTTTGCTGCTTAGGTGTCGAGAATTTGAATTTGAACAGATTTGCAAAATGTCCTACTTGTGATCGGGTATGGCCTGACTACTGTTGAGAGCCAGTGACAAATTGCGCCCAACTGATGCATAATTAAGAAACGGTGACAATTTGACACCGTTTTTATTAAATGAAAGGAGAGATGGCTCGAGAGGATTATGGCGACGGTCTTGAAAACCGTTGAGGGATAAATCCCTCCCTGGGTTCGAATCCCAGTCTCTCCTCCAATCGGGGTATAGCTCAGTCTGGTAGAGCACGTGCTTTGGGAGCATGGGGTCGTGAGTTCGAGTCCCGCTACCCCGACCAGTTTGTGGCGTTCGTCCGCTATCTAGAAAACATAAGAACTCTGGAGTAGGGCAGCAGGTTCAAGTCCTGCCGGACGCCCACTACCACAACAAGTTTATGGGAGCGTGTATATGAACATTCACCTTCAGGGAGACATTTCGGTTAATGCATATTTCACGAAGTGTCTCTTGTGGCTTTATATACATCGCTCCCGCCAAGTTTATGGGGATTTACATGTTAGCTCGTGAAGAAGAGGTATTCAGTTTGCAACACCTTCGGGATACTTCTTAGGCTAGCGTGTAAAGTCCCCGCCAGACGCTAGTTTAACGACATACCAATTTGCCAACGCCGGCAAAATGGTTTCCTTGCCCTATTTTGACTTCTACCTTACCATCTTAGTATGGATTACACGGATTGTAACGAACAAGATTTAATAGCCGAGATAAATTTACGAGGGGGTTCCGAAGATTCCCTTTACGAGTTTGTTCAACAAGCATGGTCTACGATTGAGGGTGAGTTCGCGTTCATTCCTGCGTGGTACATCAAGGCCATGTGCGAGCATCTTGAAGCTCAGTGTCGCGGAGATATCAAAGACCTCATAATCGCAATGCCTCCCAGGACAATTAAGTCGACTATCTGCTCTGTGATGCTTCCCGCATGGAGGTGGATAAACAATCCGGCCGAAAGATTTTTATGCCTATCCCACTCTGAAGACCTTGCTATAGAGCAAGCTGTGAGGCATAGGGACGTTATAACTTCAGAATGGTACCAGCTTAGATGGGGCGATAAATACCTTCTCAAACCGGACGATAATCAAAAAACAAAGTTCTCAAATACTAAAGGCGGCTATCGAATTTCAAAGGGTGTAAACAGTAAAGCCACGGGCCGCGGTGGTACATATCTCATCGCGGACGATATGAATAATGCGCGCGAATCCGAGGAGGAGAGGAAGAAAACAAACCTTACATGGGGCTCAATGGTTTCAACTCGAATGAACAACCCTAAAAAAGACAGAAGGTTGGTTACCGCGCAGAGAACGGGCCCAGATGACTTGATAGATAGACTCTTAAACGGCCGTGGAGGCAAGAACTGGGTTTACTGCATGCTTCCTATGGAGTTTGAAGAGAAGCGGCGGTGTGAGACCATTGTTTTACCATCTACAGCCCCTCTCAAGTGGAAAGACCCAAGAACCCAGGAAGGAGAGGTTCTTTGCCCTATAAGATTCGATAAAGAGGGCTTGGACCGAATAAAAGACGGTCTAGACTCTGATTATCTTATCTCTACACAGCTTCAGCAGAACCCCTTTATACCGGATGGTGGCCTCTTCAAGAAATCCTGGTTCCAATGGTGGAAGCAAGAGAAACCCCCCAAGGTTCTCAAAGTTATTGTTTCTTTGGACACAGCGTTCAAGCGTGCTAGTACAAAAGAACAAAAGCTTAAGCGCGCGTTCTCTGTAGCGACTGTCTGGGGACTCTTTCTCGATGAGTTTGGCATATCAAACTTAATACTGCTCAATATGTGGCGAGACAGAGTTGAATTCCCAGACCTTCGTAAGATAGTCAAGAAAATATCTCAGGATTATCGCTACAACGGTACAGACAGAGCGCTTAAAGGGAAATACATTCCCGATGAGATTGTTATAGAGGCAAAGGCTACAGGAGAGCCTTTAAGGGACGAGCTTAAAAGAGTCGGCGTTAGTACTATAGGATTTAATCCAGACCCGTATGGCGACAAAATTAGAAGAGCGAGTATCGTAACGCACATTCCTGAAGCCGGCAGAATATGGGTACCAGCAAAAGGGCCAAACTACACAGAGCTTTTACCTTTTGCAAAAACTTTTGTTAATGCGTGCGCTACTTTTCCCAATGAAGCAGATTCAAAAGATATTGTTGATACCTTTTCTCAGGCTGTAATTAGAGAAATCAGAAACAAAGATATTAAACATCCTGACGACCCAGTTGAGAAAAAAACGCGTAAAAAGAAGGATGATAATATTTATGGTGTTGATAAATCCAAATGATTTTGTTACTATATTAGCTCAATACATACTCCTTGTTTGTTGATGATATATTCTCTGGGCGTTGTTAAGGTAACCAGCAGTGCTCAGGGGACGAATTAAAACTTGCATTCTTAAAAAGACTAACTTACAATTCAATAACGGCTAAAATTTCCTGTTGGCTAAAGTTTTTTATTTGTTTTAAAACTTCCAGGATGAAATTTTAGGATGCCTCTTTATCCAGAACAAGCACCGCTTCTTAACGGCGAAGACTTTTCAGATTTCCAAATAAACCAAGACAACCAATTTTCTGATTATCCATCAGAAGATTACGTAGACAATTTCGATGCCGCAGGAAAGGCAGGAGATGTTTCGTCTCCTGCCGGCAACGAAGAAAGCGAAGAAATCCCAGATAACTTTTATGAAAACCTGGCTCAATATATTGACCAAAAAACCCTGGATACATTAGCCGGCGAAATACTAGAAGGCATAGAAAACGATAAAGAAAGCCGTCAGGACTGGTCTGACTCGGTTGAAATTATTATCCAATATCTTGGCTGGAAGATAGAAGAATACGAAAACAAGCTCTGCTCCGGTTACGATAACACTCTCTCTATCACTTTAATTAACTGCTTTGCGTTATTGAAGAGCGAGCTATTGCCGCCGTCAGGCGTTGCAAAGGGCGTAGTAAACGGTGTTCCTAACGAAGAGACCGTTGACACCTCTGAACGATTGGCAATGTTTTACAATTTCTTCCTTACAGTTATTGATAAGCCGTATTTAACAGATAAAGAAAAACTTATTCTCTATGTTTGCTTGCTTGGCGTTGCGTTTACAAAGGTTTATATTGACCCTGCCACAAATCAACCGAGAGCGCGCCTTGTAAAACCTCAAGATTTAATTGTAAACAATGAATGCACATCGCTCCTTGAGTCTAGCCGTATAACGCATGAGATGGAGTTAACCAAGAAAGAAATATTGTTTAAAGAAATGGAAGGGATATTTTTAAAGGGAACTATAAAAAACGCAGATAATGATGATGACGATGTTTCTAAAGTTAATGAAAAAATAAATAATATGGACGGTATTGTTAAAAACTACGAAGATAGTCGCCCTGTTTTTGGCTGGTATGAATCTCACGTAGAGCTTTCACCTTCTCGCTTAAGAGGCGAAAAGAAAGAAGGTGGCCCAGATAATGACGAAGATTATGACGATATACCAAGACCTTATATTGTAGATATTTGTAAAAACACTAAAAAAATAGCCTCTATCAAAAGAAACTGGGACCGTAATGACACTAAATTCAGAAGAGAAGAATGCTTTACAGAATGGCACTTTTTAACGGGGCTTGGTATGTATGGTATAGGGCTAGGGCAATTACTAGGTTCTAATGCAGTTGTATTAACTAATACCCTGAGACAAACCCTAGATTCAGTAACCTTCGGAAATTTCCCAGGCGGTTTCATTCGAAAAGGTTCTTGCCCTGACGTTAATAATTTAACTGTTTATCCAGGAACTTTCACACCGATTGATACTGATGACAAACCAACTAGTGAAGTTTTTTCAACGCTACCATTTAGTGGTCCGACACCTATAGGGTTGCAGATAAGGTCTGAATTAAAAGGCGATACTGCTGCTTTAGGAGGCGCCGCTCAACAAGCTTCTCCTGTTGGCGATTCTGAAGCTCCTGTAGGCACAACCCTTGCAAATATAGAGATACGTGACCGGTTTCCATCAAACATATTGCAATCATTTATTAATTCTTTTAGCTATGAATTTGAACTTTTAGGAAACGCTTTTAGAAAAACCTTTGATAAACCTTATATTTTCGATGCGCCAGGTAAAACTTATCAAGTTACAGCTGAGGACTTTCAAAGAAACGTTAAAATTGTATCGGTTGCCGACCCAAATCTTGCAACCAAGAGCCAAAGAATTGTTATTAATGAAATACTAATTCGATTAGCTAGGGAAAACCCTGGAACGATTGATTTAAAAGAGGCTGTAAGACGATTGTTAAAATCTATGGATGTGGACGATATTGAAAAACTAATGCCGCCACTTCAAGAAATATTGCCAGCTGACCCAGTTACTGAAAATATGAACCTCATTAATGGAAAAGGTGCTAGAGCTAGCATTGAGCAAGACCATG